ATGCTAACGCTTACAGACCGTGACGGCTTATATATTCGCGTGTCTAAAATAGGCAAGGTATCTTTCTTTATGCGCTACAGGTTCGCAGGTAAGGCAGATCAACTGACGATCGGCTCATATCCGGAAATGACGCTCAAACAAGCAAGAGAAAAAAATACATCCTTGCGCGCTCATTTGCTGGAGGGTAAGAACCCAAAAATTGAAAATAGATTAGCTATAATCTCCAACCAGAATTTTTTAACCCTCACCGAGCTTATTATGATGTGGTACGAAAAAGAAGCGTCCACAACGAAAGCAGCCCACGTAAGAATCCTCGGATTACTAAAAAAGCACGTAATAAGTAACATTGGCAACCTGCCGTCAAAAGAGTTAACCCCTCATCACTTTTACGCTCTATTTGAAGAAGTAAGAAAAACGTCACCTTATGTAATTCAGCAATTGGTTAGCTCATTAAGACAGGTTTATGATTTTGGCTTTAGGCGTCTACTCGTTGATACCAATCCCCTAGCCGGGATAAGCGTGGCCAAACATTTAAACGTACATCCAAAAGAACTGGAGCGATTCTTGAGTGGCGACGAGATTAGACGAGTGCTCCTCTTCTGCAGAAGTGACGAAAAAAAATTCACCAAGCAAAAGCTAGTAATACAATTAGTGCTTTTCTTTGGGTGTAGGACTGGCGAAATATTTTTCTCAAAAATAGAGCATTGGAACTTCTTTACAGGCGTTTGGACAATACCGCCTGAGTTTCACAAAACAGGCAGAAAGACAAAAAAAAAGATCGCCAGACCGATACATCCTGAGTGCGAAAAGCTAGTAAAAGAGCTGATGTTGTTTAGTAGTGACGGAATCAATTTATACACAAACACCAAGACAGGCAAGCCTTTGATAACAGCAAATTGGAGTAGGTATCCTGATTATGTAAATGCATGGCTTAAAGAGAACGGTCACGAACCAATTGAAAAATGGAACATGCACGATCTACGCAGAACCATAAGAACTCATATGGCTCGACACGCCCCGGAGTTGGTACTTGAAACAATGCTAGGTCACTCAAGAGGAAAGCTAGCCAGAACCTATGATCAGTATGATTATATCGATGAGCAAAGAGAATCTTATGAAAAGTGGCTTAGCCTGATTGAAGGTTATTGCGCTGGAAGGGAAGATAAAACGGCAATGTTTCGTGATGCAATAGCATAGCGTAACATGGTGGGCTTAATAACAAAGCCCACCAAATAACTACGCTTTTTGGGCTTTAACAAACCACTGCGGAGTACCGTAATACTGGTATATCTGTGATAGTTTTGGAGAAGATAGCCTATCGCCTACGTAAAGGTTTCCATATTCTCTATCTACACATATCCCACCTACACCTACGCGTGAGTTGTAACTCCTTATAGTTACTAATTTACCTTTACCATTTTTTTGTACATAGAGTGGACCGCCGGAAAGGGAAGAAATAAAAATATCCTTCGTCTTTGAATCTAATGCAATCATCAAATCCTGAGCTAACCCAGTGCTTACCGAATCTGGTAGTGCTTTCCATGATCCAGAGCTGCCATCTCTAACTCTTATAATTGTGTTTTTTTTATCTACCACATAAACATCACCATTCAAAGAATCTACTGCAAGTCCGGTCGATGCTAAGGAGTCGCTATCACCAACAAACGCTAAATATCCTTGAGGACTCCAACTTTTATTGTCCCCCGACTGAAGTTTGTAGACCTCTTCCTGAACGCTGTCGAGCACCCAAACATCACCGTTTGATTGGTTTATATCAATAGATTTTCCATGATGGTTCAGCGGAGTGCCACCGCCAGGTCTTGGTTGTTGGTATTTGGTTGCCTCCCAGGCATCATGTCCAGATTTTTTTCTATAAACTTCTGAGAAAATAAAAGTGTCAACGACATACAAATCACCATTTGATTCATTTACTGCAACATCAATAGGATGTGCCCCTGCGCTGCTTGCGAGATAACCAGTTGAAACCCATGAACCTACCCCACCATGCTGCACCAACACATCCCAATCACCAGTACTGCCAATAAAGGAACTATTTGGTCCAATTTTTGCCACTACATAAACATCTTTCGTTCTTGAATTTACAGCCATACCGTAAACAAGCTCAATATTTTCAAGACCGTGACCAACTCGCCGTCCATAATCCATTTCTGGCATTGATATTTGCGATGGCAAGTTAAACGTATTGCTACCATCACCAGCACCGTACTTGACCCCAATTTTTGCAAATAGTTCAGCATATGTTGTTCTAGATACCGCATCACCACCACAATAAAGGTAACCGCTTGGAGTTGAGCCAAAATTATCAATCAACTGATAAGTACCAATTGGGCTACCGTCAGATTTGCCGCCACTAATACCGAGGTTGTTTCTCGCATCGCTCGCATTGTCCGCACCAGTACCACCAAGAGCAACAGGGAGCGGAAATGCATTATCCCACTTTGAGTTATCATCAGGCTTTGAAATATTAGAGTTAATCAAAGAAATTCGCGGTGTATTGTTGAAAATTACAACCATGCCCTTATCGTACGGGACCGGATTGCCACCGTTATCAGATGGCGGTACATACTCAGGAAACAGCTTGTTTTGCCATTCTTGAATATTAGCCGTTATATCGTGAAGAATTTGATTGAATCTTTCCCGGTTGATAGACCTAGCATCTGGATCGGTAATCAAATCCTTTTCATACTGCACCGGATAGCCTTGATTGTAGCTAACCTCACCGTCTGGCTGAGTACTTTCTTTTATAGGTCCTCTGTCGCCATTCTGAGCAAATGGTGTAATGATACGTTTTGCCATCTTATGCACCTCTCGCGTATCTGATAGAGAAAGAGCCGCCCTGAATAGGGTTACCCTTTGTTTTATATTCAATAGTCTGACCAGCCTTAATTAAAATGCTGTCCTGTATTCTCACTGGGACTGCGTCAAAGTTGTTTGAGCCAATTTGCACAGAGCGGACCACCGAATTATTAACCAATAGTCGCCCCTCCTGTAGAGTTTCACCAGTTGCTGATCTGCGTCGATAAACAACAAAATCTAGGTCGTAATAGCCAGTCTCATTGACGGTGAAAACTCCCGTCTTTGGATCGAACGTAAATATCCCACCGTGCATTCTAACGTTGGTATAAATTGCATTCATAAGTCCATTTGCGTCTGGCGTTCCGTCAGTGGCATCGATACCAGTCGCAGAAAACCCTATAAATTCGTTGATGCCGTCCGGGATTTTTATGCCTTTGTCATGACCAGTACCACCTAGAACCGTAGGGAGAGGAAACAGATCAGCCCATTTTCTTGCATCACTAGGTGCGCTTGTGTTGTTGTTAACCAAAGAGACGCGAGCAACACCATTAAAATCAACAACCATTCCCTTTGAATAACTCATCGCTACCTTGTTATTTTCTGACGACGGTACGTAGACAGGGAATAATTGATTCTGCCATTCTTGAATGTTGCCAGTTATATCGTGCAGGATTTGGTTGAATCGGTCTCGGTTTACACGTCTAGCTGTGTTTGTAGGATCCTTATTTACATCCATTGAGTATTGCGACGGATAGCCTTGATTGTAGCTAACCTCACCATTGGCTTGAGTTTCGTCAAATACTTGTACTCTGTCGCCATTCTCGGCGAATGGCGTGATGATACGTTTAGCCATTACATTCCACCTATAAAGTTACCGTTATTGAAGTTTCGTGATGCTGGAGAGAATCCCCACGACGGGTTAGCTCGGCTAGTTATAGACACTCCAACACCGGCAGGGCGAGGTAATACATCGAGATCTAGAATTGCCCTCCTCAATTCAACTGACACATGCTTTGCAAAAACATAGGTCATCGTCATGTTTCTGTTATCAACTACAAATGCACTTCTTTTGCCAAAGACTGTTCGCAGAGCTCTATTTATTTCTGGTACCGTTCCTCGGCTAGTAATTTGAAAATATCTAAGCTTCAATACGATTCTTATTTGTTCCGTTGCAAGTGCGTAAGGCTGATCTGAGTCAATAGCAAAATTGCCGTTGTCAAAGTTTTGAGCAGAGTCAGAGTCAAAACCAAATGCCGGGAAGTCGTCAGGTGAGCCGATGTTTGTCGCAAACAAGCGCAACCCCAATATTTCAGACCATACGCGCAAGCCGAAATCGTTAGCGGTATCTAGATTGAAAACGTCCTTATACCAGTCATCCCAAAAACGGCAGTGATTCTCATCAATCCAATCTTGCTGAGCCTTTATCAGAGCCTGCAGGTTTTTTGCTTCATTGTCTTGCCAAAGCAAAACACGCATAAGATCAACGCTACAGTCATAACTTTGAATTGTCTTACTCATACGAAAGCAACCGTGATATTTGATGTTGATAACGTGGCAACTTCATTCACTGCAATTGGAAGTGTCCCACCAGAGAACGACAAATTTGGACCAGTTCCCTTTGCAACCTCAACGCTAACAATAAAAATTGCATTCCCACCGAGCTCGCTGTTTACTGCAGCACCAATTTCTATCGTTGAAACGTCACCATCAACAACAAAGCCATCCTCACCAAGCAAGCCTGCAGCGTAATCCATGATCGCTTTGTTTATCTCAACTCGTGGAGTTGTACCAATTGGAGGTCTGGCAGTGATTTTTATCGAGATTGGGACCTCTGTAGGCCTGTCGAATTTAACTTGATAAGGCTGACCGCTTTCAGGATCGATAACGCTAATGCTCTTTTTCCCATTCCAATCTGATCCAGAGCTTTTTGCCTCCAACAAAGCCATGGCAACATCCTCATCACGACCGCCCTGAACTGCGACCCAAATAGAATGTTCAACCAGAGTAACGCCGTCGATAACTCGCGTTGAGCCAGTGATATTCTCTCTGAATGAGTGGCTTCTGACTCCCTCAACGTCGGCAAGATTAGAACGCACAGCAGCAGCAGTGCTTCTGCCCTGCAGTGCCAATGTATTTTTTCTCTTTCTTCTCGCAACAGGATCGGATTCTTTGTTTTTTCCAAGTACGGCTGCAGCGGTATTTTTCACAGTTTCCCAACCAAGAATTTCATCCTTGATTTTCGTTATCGTGTTTGGTGATGCTGCTACAGGTCCAAACTCCTCAGCCTTAAACGTTGCAGTCACTGTCCCTGTTGTTGGTATGGTGAACTCACTCACCGACCGCCAGATATCACCAGCATCAGACTCGACTCTCGAACCAGCTCGAACTACCGTACCTGCGACACCTGTTGATACTATTTCAACGTTTGAATTAGACGCGCCGTCTCTTGAGCTATCAGTTAAAGCCATGATTGCATCTAAAAAAATCCCACCTGATAGATTGGGGTTTATTTGGTTGGCAAGCTTGGCGTTATTTCGAACAACTGACATACGCTCAGATACGATAGCGCCGATAAGGTCACCCTCTGGCGTTTCTAGATCTGTCACAAAGTCATCGCCAAATATTTTTTTAAACTCTGCCTCAACCTCTGATTTAATCTGAGCCGTGTCGGGGATAATTACCCCTGTTGCTGTTATATATTCATAGTTCGCCATTTCTTAACCTACTTAACAGGCACAGAACCGGAAATCTCACCGGGACCAAATTCAGTTCTTATAGTGGCTTTGTATACAAGCTCACTCCCAATTGACCCGTCATCACCAGCTAACGATTTAATTTCAGCGTTGAATTCGTCAATTGAAATCACGCCGCTAACTCGCTTTATTTGGGACCTAAAGCCAGCCTCAAACCTAAGGATGTTAGGAGAGCCGCTAAACACGTCAGAGAAATAATTAATCCCCCTATTCGTCGCGTACATCATCTCGCCTAGATAGGTTTTAGCTGCTCGCTCGCAGTTAACTAAAACGGCTCTTTTACCAGAGGCGATCTGCAGTCTGCCGCCAACGGTAAAAATGTCGTTATTCTCATTAACATCAAAAATTTTGGACATTAAACGTTTTCCCCTGTATCTCCGGGAGGACTGCCAGCTTTATGATGGTGACCGGCCAACTCTTTGTTATTCGCTTTTACGCTTGGTGCTGATAGGCTTTTTGGAGATGAAATAGCGCCGTCACCGCCAATTTTTGCGCCATTGATATCAACGCCGCCGGGGGCGCTAATATCTACACTGTTGTCATTAACCTCAAACCTAACAGCCTTATTTGCTATCCTGATTTGCTTATCATCAAGGGCGATCTTAACACTGCCGTCCCTGCTCTGGATGGTCGCTGCTTTTTGGTCCTCTTTTGCAATGAGGTACTTTCTCATGATGTCCGGGAAGAAAACCGCATCACTAAAATTATGCATTCTCATAGTGTTTGGCTTTGCGTCTAGATACGACTGCAGAAAATTACTAATGTCCCTATCGTTGGCTTTTATCCACCCAAGATCGCCGGGCTCAATGTTGAAACTCATAAAAACCCCACCAGCGCCAAGTTGGTAAACGGGTATGTTTGGGATCTCTTCTCGCTTTCTAACATTGCCAAGAGTGTCAACGATTGAAATCAAAGGTCTAACTCTAACTCGTGCCGGGACGGTTGAGCGGTCATGACTTATCACCATGGCTGGAAGCATGTCTTGAAATTTTTGATCGTGCTTTCTCAATATCTCCCGAAACGTACCCTCTAGAGAGTCGTCATTTTCAGGGCGTCTTGAATTTGGTGCTGACACTATGCCCTCCTAGCCTCTGCCGTGTAATAAAACGGGACTTCACGGTTGGTGAGATTAAAGCTCAATTTATAAATAACGTAATTGCCACTTGTAGCTGGATTCTGTTTGCTGCGAATCTCAAGCATCCCACCAATGGTTGTTTGTGGATCATACAAAAACGTGACCTTTATACCTTGCTCAGTAAACTCAGGTACGCCAACCATGCCGCTATCAGGACTAAGAACGCGCACAGATTGTGACGCTGGAACGTTTATTGGCTTAACAACCAAAACTTTCCCATCAACATAAACGTCTGCGGCTGCAATATCTTGAAGCGCCTCAACCTGTTTAGCGGCTGCGCCAGAATACGAGTAGTTTGAGATATTTCTATCATCTGCAGTAAATTGAAGGGTTAACCCATTATCATCAGCCACGCCTTGAGCGATGTTTTTTAAACTATCCATAGGCTGACCGCGCCTGTTGACCATAACACCCTTGTTAAATTGCCCCGTTAGACACTCAAGAGTAAGAACGTTGTCAGGTCCTTGGCTTGGTCTGGAGCGATAAATATCACCCTCATAAACAACCGTTGAACCGTACGACTCTCGACCGGCCTCAAGGATTATGCTGCTCCTCACCTTGCTATTGGTGAAAGGGCTAGTATTAGTCAGTATGTCGTCTCTTACTTCCTTGGCGAGGTTTGCAATTGTGATAGTGCATTTACCTTGATTCGCATTGGTAAACTTTTGCCCCTTGGCGGTAATAGCAAGCTTTTCATAGGATCTAGACTCATCACCTATGATTATTGTCACTCTCATTATTCGATTATCAATTGCTGCCACGGACCTGCTCCAATTCATCTTGGGAAACCCAAAGCAAGCGAACCGACGAACCAAAATTCTCGTAATACGGAATTTCATCACCGTCAGAACGCATAACAAAATTACCGTCCTCAAGGTACTTGTAAGGAATTAAGGGCTCATTAGCTGGAATAATTAGACCTTCAATAATAGTTACGTCGTCACGCACGATCGTAATTGCCATTGAATCGCCTATACACTTTATAGAGAGTGAATATCTTCGACCGCCAAGCAATACCTCAAGCGATTGGTTTGGGAGCACTTCAATAGGTATTCTCTGAATCATTTAAACAATCCTCTCACCGCTTCTGCTGCGTCTTGTGCTGCAGTTGTTGACTGCTGACCACGACTAACCGTTGATGAGTCTGCAGGATTGCTGACATTCTCAGCCTGCAAAATTGATTCAACTCTTGTCGCCTCCTCCTGGATCTCTCGAAACACAATTTCGGCTTTTACTGTGCCGTAAAACTCCGGCGATTCTTCCTGAGGAAAAGATGTGATCCGCATGTTGAAAAACGTTCCTGACTTTGTTTGAACAACAAATTCTGTTGAGTCGTTTTTTGCCTGACGGATCGCTTGAATAGTGTTTCTATATTTTTCTTGGTCAAAAATTACAGTCACTGACAGAATGGTTGGCAAAATAACCCGGTGATCAGTTATTGTTCCTCCACTTTCCTTTGGGTGAGTCATGTACTTAACATCTTCTTTGACAACGGCTTTAATCGGTCTTGCTCCCTCGAACGCCTGACGACCGTTAACCTCAAGTATTGCTATTCTGTCTGCAGTGGCTGAGGATACAGTTTGATTTCTAATTCCCATTAGTACGCATCTCCATCATCAAATGCATTCACAGCGCTTCGCATTTCCGTGTACAGTGCTTGTGATGCAGCACTAGCCATGCCGTCTGCGTCCGTTGCTTGGGTGTGTACGCTAACCTCACCAACGCTGACGCTATTGCGAATATTAGCCATTCGACTCGCGTTGATTGATTGGCTTGTATGACCGTTCAAAGGATTGCTGTCGATAGATTCAAGGTGCCTTTCTGCCTTTACAATGTTGGCATTAATTTCAGAGTCGTCATCAATCAAACCAAACAGCCCTAAAATGTCATTGCCAATCTCTGAAAAGTAATCACCAATTTTTGTTGCGACGTTAGACGTGAGATTTAAAAGCATATCTAGCGCTTTCTGAGGACTTGTAAACAGATTCCACAAGAAGCCTCCGATCCATTCCAAGCCTGAAATTCCACCGCTAACAACGTTTGCAAACGAAAGAACCACATCCCCGAGGATCGGGTACTCTTCCGACAAATCACCAATTAGAGAGCTTTGACCATTCAGGAACGCTGATACATCCTCCCATGCAACACCTATTGCCACGCCTGCAGCAACAATGGCAGCTCCTGCAGCTATGAATGGTGATGCCGCTGCGACAAGTCCACCAAGTGCAACTGCAGCCGTTGTGATTGCCGGAGCAAAGAAAGTAACAGCGGCACCAGCCACGCCAATAAAAAATCCTGCTGCAACTTCTTCATGGTCTGCGAGGAAACCAACAAAGTCATTTACCCCACCCAACAGCTCTGTAAACATCGGTAGTAATAGAGTGCCTAACGACGCAGTTACTGAACTAAAAATTTGCTTAGAATCAGCCCACTCGTCATTAAATTTAGCCGCCGCCTCATAATCCTCTTTGGTCACCACGCCCAGTTGTTTTTGCCGATCAACCAAATCCTCTACAGCTAACCGACCTTGCTGCAGTAATAAAATTGTCCCTTGATCTAGACCAAGTTTTCGACCGAAAGCAAAAGCCTCGCCCTCGTTCATTTTTTCAAACGTGCCTGCAAGATCCGGCAATAATTCAAATGCGCTTTTAACCTGACCACTAGCGTCACGAGCATTTATGCCAAGGCGAGCAAGCACCTCAGCAGCAGGACCAGAGCCGTTGATTCTTAGGTCAGTCAATTGGTCAGTCAGGGATTGGATAGTGCCACGGAATGAGCCAGCGTCACCGCCAGAACGTACTACAGCCTCAGACCATGCGTGAACCTCTTCAATATTTAGCCCTAGCGTCTCAGAAAATTTCCCCAATTCGTCGGTATTATCAGCCTGAGAAAGAACCGCGCCAGCGACCGCACCAACAGAAAGAAGCCCTGCAGCGTAAGTGCCAAGGCTGCCTGATAAAATATCCATAGCATCGGCCGAGTCTTTTGCTTCTGCCTCGATGCCATCAAGAGCGCCTTGAAAATCTTCCGACTCTTCAACCAGAGACGTCAGACTATGATCCAACGTGCTCACAGACTTATTGGCTGAGTCTATCGTTGTAAGAAATTCCTCTGCATCACTATCGAAAAAGATGCCAAAGTCAAAACTGTCAGACATAAAAATGATCCTATAAAAAGGGGGGCGATCATCTCGCCCCCTTTATGTTCGTATTTTTAGCGAGAGTGTTTTCTCTTCGCCTCTGCATGTTTTGCCGCCCGGTACTCGTTTACTCTTGGCACCATAATGCAGTCATACATGTTGAGAGCATCCTCTAAATCGTAAACGGTCCTTAATTCGTGCCAGCTTGCTTGTCTGTTGCTAACGACGACGCTGAGGAGTTGATCTGAGTTTGGGTATTCGACTGGCGTGATCTCGCTAGAAATTGCCCCAATACCCCTAATACGCCGCCTTTTTTGAAAAAATTAGTGTTGTACTCAAGGACCTTAGATTCTAGTTTCAACAACGTATCACCATCAGGAATGTGATTGTTGATCAGGTCTCTTGAGCTCAAGATGATTTCATTGCCATCAACAGAAATTGCAGCAACACACTTCATCATCTTTAATAAAACGCGCTCATTTTGTTGGTAATCACCAACTGCTGATTTTGGGTATTGCGTGATAATTTCACGCGCATCGATGGCAGGAAAACGAGAGATGATGAAGGTATGCTTTTCCCCTTCCATATCATCAATGGTCACCTGCTCTGGTTTAATCAACTCAGTCATAGATACACCGCATATTGAGCACCGGATAAGTGAGGGGAAACGTCGGTGCAATTAACGCTTTCAGAGATATCCTATCCCCTCACAATTCTTTAAATGCCAATCGTTGCCGAGATTGAGATTGACGGTCGAGTTACGTCGATATTCTCAAACATGAACTCATATTTTTTGGTCTTTAGGCGTGATGAGGACGCGATACTATCGCCCGGTTGGTACTTGATAAGCTTGCCGCGCGTTAGTGTTGCCGTCGTACCATTGCCATAAACAATTGTCAGAGTGATTAGATCACCAGCAGAGTTTTTGCCACGACCAACGCGGTTTGCATCACCAAGCGTTTCAAGGTTGTTATCATCAACTTGGTTGGGGATAACATTTAATGTAAGTGGAATTGGACTGGCTTTGGACCAAGAAATAAGATCGCCATTTAAGCCCATCGCAGTTTCTGCAATAGTGATTTCTGGTAAATCTAACGAATCAGCATCATCAGAAAATTGAGAGATACTAATTCCACGCGGAAACGTGTTATGTGCCACTAGGTTTACGCGTAAACCAAATCCTGAAATATCAGACATTTTTAGCTCCTTATACCAACGCGTGACGACCAGATACACGTCGCACAACGTCATCTTTCGCATAAACAAGTGTGTAAGCGATTTCTTTTTGAGCTTGTTTGTTCAACGTAAAATCGCGGATCTCTGCGTAGGTCCAGTAACCTTTATTTTGCAGAGCTACGTGAGCAAGATCGTCACCAGTCAATTCCTTGATGGCAATTTTCTGATCAATAGAGAACTCTCGGCCAGGTGAAATAGTACCGTTATCAAGAGCCTCACTAACTACGCTAGCAATAACAGATAGCGCCTTTCCTCGACCGTCAGCGTTTGCAGGCAATCGACCAAGGGTAATCAACAAGTTCATCATCAACGAGCCAAGACGGTCTTTCAGCCATTGCTCATTTGCGTACGTGTTCATGTTGATTGGATCTGTTGGCAAGCCACACAAGAAACCACGCTGATAAAAATCAATAAATTGACCTGCAGTCTGTGTGCGACCGTAGTAATTGATTCTCTTGCCATCGTATAAAGCAGCATCGGTGCCGTCGTTAACCAAAGGAGTTAACCCGGCGAACTGGCGAAACATGTAGCTTTGAACCGCGTTTTTATCTGCGTAATTGGTAGCCGCTAAAATCATCATTGGACACATTTCCGGGTATTCACCGTTTGTCGTGTCTACAAGAGTAAGAGCAGTGCCAGCGATTTTTAGTAGCTCAGTTGACATAGCGTCTGCAGTTGCTGCAGTAACAGGCACCATAAATTGAAACATCACGTCTTGCGATGCGTTCCAAGTGGCAACGGCTTTGTATTGGTCCTGAGTAAGAATTGGCATAAATAAAAACGAGCCGAAATTATTATCAATGCCTGTTGTTTTTGACATCACGTCAACTGGCTCTTGAGCCCCAACGCCGTTTGATACAATCGCCTTGGAATTAAAGCCGATCAAAGCAAGTGGGGTTTGTGCGCCATCAGTGAATGAAATAACTTCATCCCCAGTGTTGCCAGAATCAAGCTCGAACCAACCGGCCACCGCGTTAAACGTAACAAGCACACCTTTAAATGTACCTGCAGCAGCTTGAATTTTGGTTTGAATTGCCGTTGCAACATCAGCCAAACTTGCAGCCGAGGAAAAATCCAAGCCTGTGATGTTTGCCGTATTAGCACCAAGGGACAAATCAAAAGCACCTGCATTTACAGCCTTCAATTTTGCCAAGTCTGCAGTCACTTTATCGCCAAAAATTCGCGCCCCAACATCAGTGTTAGCCCATCGAGCAAAAGCAATATTTTTTGGTCGCGTTATTGATGGCGATTTGTAGCCAAAGTAAAAAACGGCTCGCTTATATTCCTCTGACGAGGTACCAAAGTAATCACCAACAGAATCAGGACTGTCAAACTCAGCAATACCGCCCGTTGGCAACAGTTCATTAGTCGTAAATAGTCGAGCTAACAACTCACGCTGTGCAACTGCAGACGCGCCGATAACACCAGAGGTTGTATTGATGTACCGTTTAAAAGGAATAGCCATATCTAAATCCTATGTATGTTTCGAACCGACCTAGCAACAGCCGGAGTTGTGGAAGAGTAGGTTTTTTCGTAATTGAGCGTTACATCAAACGACGGGATACCTTCAAATCGGTCCTTTTCGTTTATCTCATAAACGTTTTGGACGTCGGTTATTCGTTCAATCCCAATCCCCTCAGAGAGCAGCTCTGTCCTTGTTGAGCTAAAGTTTAATATGTCGGCAACTGTATCGGCTAGATCACTGGATGTGAGCGCGTTAATGTCACTTGGATCGACCTGTACACGCGTTTGTATTTGAATTTTTGTTAGGCGTATAAATGTTTCTGTTGTTTTAAAAACGCCGCTCTTTTCATCAAACTCATCCGTTTGCTTTGGTGAGCCATACCGTCTTGATGGCAGCTTATGCATAAACACTGCCTTTTGTTCCGGTGTGCCTTGCTGTGTCGGTTGGTAACCTTGTAAAACCTCCACGTCGTGAAGCCCTTCGTTGTCGAGTCCGGCTTTAATGATCGCAATTAACACAATGAATAGGTTGTTATCATTCATGCCTTGCCAACCTTAACAGCAAGAATCCTGTTCCATCCTGCAGGCATGGTCCAGTCACTCTCCCCAACCGTCTCAAAGAGAGAGCCTTGAATGACCACTTGATCGCCAGAACGGTCACGCGCCAGATCTTTGATATCTTCAACAGCTAAAATGCTGACGTACGTTTTATTGAAGTCGAGCCCCATTTTTTTATAAGCCGTTCGCTTCACTGGCTGGACGCTGCAGTTGATAGTTACAGGTTGCTCATACATGCTTTCTAGCAGACCGGCCGCGTTTGCTTTTCTTCCAGAGAAGCGCCTCACTTCTATTTCTTGCGTTCGAATAACTGTTTGTGCTGCAGCTAGTACGTTGAAAGGAAAGTTTGTACTCATGATTTCACCTCGTAAGTAACTGAGTTGATCATTATTGCGGTTTCAATAAGAGGCTTATCCAAATTACCGACCGTTTTGCCGTCGGCTTTTTTTCGTAACCGGTTGGCGATAGTTTTTTGTTTGAGTGCAGGGCTGGAAATATTTTTAATTGCTTTTTTAATGTCGCCTGAAATTTTCAAGCCGAGCATTTCTAGCGCATCCTCAACTTTCATGCTCCCGGACAAAATTTGTTTGCTGACAAAATCAACGAGCTTTTTCCATGACTCTCGATTTTCTTCTTTTGCAGTTCTTAGATAAGGTCTAGGGGGGATTCTTCTGATTGGTGAGCCGTATTCGTGGACCGCTGCAACACCAGCTATCGGTGTGCCGTCGTCATATCTGGCAGACTCAAGCCAGCCTACAAAAACTTTAAAGCGCTCCAACTCTTCAGCGCGAGCTCTTAGCTCACTGAGCGGAACGCCTTTCCTAGTTACCCGTCCCATTAGAAACGACCGCCATACTTCCTAAATCCCTGACGCTCACGACTACCACCAATATACATCCCACCCACATATGCTTTTGAAAGCAACGTAAGTAGTGATTGACCATAAGGCGAGAGATTAAGCCAGTATTGGAACTGTGAGCGGTTTGGTGGAGGAGTTAGGCTAACTGATACGCCATCCTCACTCGCTTGGGTTATAAGCCCTGTACTCGGAGTCCCAGACTTTGCCAAGTCACCCAAGTAAATGAGGTGGGCAGTCATGTATTGAATAGCAAGTTTTCGCGCCCTACCTGGAAGACGACCATAGTTTTGATCGCTGATATAACAAGTGGCCTCTGTCCATTTGGCAGTAAGCATATCGTTAGGGTAAGTGGTCGTGTCTGCATAAGCAGGTATTACCGCCCTAAATTCAGGAAAAACCAAATCTATGGTCGACATTTTATTTACTCTTCGTTTTCTGGTTTGTTTTCTGCTGCACGAGGCTTACGTGGTGCACGTTTTTTACGATCTGGCTTTGGATCGTCAACAATAACTTCTGAGGTTGTCTCGCCGCTATCAAATCGAGATTCGTGATCTTCCGTAGTAATTTGAGATGACGCGTCTCGCGCTTCCATATCATCTGCTACGTGATCTGCATCTTCTTCGTGTTTTTCTACGGTAATAAAGCCACGCTCAACCCATCGCTTGAATTGTGTGTTTTTCATCAACTCTGCAAGCTCTGAATCTTCAACTTCTGTAGCTACACCGCGAGGTGTCACCAAAGCAAAATCGATAACGTTAGCGCCGCCGTTGATGTGAATAACGTGTTTACGCTGTGACGCTTCCTGAGAGCCAACGCTATGATCGTTATTTTTAGCTCCAGGATATGCGTGATAGATAACAACGCTTTGTGGGTTTGATAGTGTTGAATAAATGAAAGGCATGATTTTTTCCTCTTGCACCTTGAGAAATGCCCGGCGAACCGGGCGATTATTTATTTACGCACCAGTAAATCGCACAACGGCGTAAGGGCGCTTTGTCATTACACCTGCAGTCGCGTTAGTGAAGCCTTCTTCATAGCCTTTCACGCGTTGGTCGGTGCCTAGTGATTGAAACTTAGTTGGGACGACCTGAACAAATGTTGCTTGGTCATCTGTGCCAGAATCGTCGACGTTAGCCGCGTATAGGTACAAGACCGATTCACCGCCGTTAGCATCTTTAAATTCTGGAACTGGCATAGCTTCCCAATTTGGGTAAGTCTTTTTCATCCAATCAAGTACGCTCATGCCGTGGTCTGTCGTGGTTGAGATCAATGGATCGTACACGTCCAGAGCAACAGCAAGAATGCATCGCGTTTTGTTTGGATCCACACGACCGCCAGATTGAGCACGTAGCGTGCTTGCCATTAGAGACAAATCAGAGGTCATCTCTAAGTAAGTCTTTGTTGAAAACTTAGAGTCATTTGACGCGCCATTTGGAAGCGTTACATAAACAGGCAGGTCAACGTCATTTAGCATGCCGTATGTGCGGTTTGCACCACCGTTAAAGCCGTTGAAGCCAACACGGTTACGCTCAATCTCTAGCGATTCCATAGCAGCCGTACGCTTCTCTTGAGCTGAGTTAACCTGCATTCGTGCTGCTCGCGCTTCTTCTAGCTTGCTTACGCGCAAACCTTCTTCAAAGCGAACAACAGTACGACGCTCAAATTGCATGTTCCAAGACGTAAATGGTACGTCTGTAAAATCACCATAAACTTGAGCCTGTGATTTGTGCTCCATAACGCGTTGCACAATTTCTTCATCTTCCCAAGAGCCTTGAATAGTGATACCCACAAGGTCATCAATCACGCGAGGTGCTGTGATGATTTGGACCGCACCCGGTAGCCAGTTTTGCAAAAACTGAACTGGAGTAGCGATGCTTGGAGCTGTCATCGATGGCGTTAACGCACTATCCATAGCAGCCGATGCGCGTGCATCATTCTTGATCATGTTCAAGATTGCGCGCTCATCTAGACCTAGACCAAGCTCAACTAACTGCTGAGGGTATTGAGCCAATAAATTTGTATCTGCTGCATCTAGGGCAATAGCCTGCATTTGGCCCGGACCGTAGTGCATGTGTAATGTCGAACGTCTACGCATTATTTAACAACTCCAACTTTTACGTGTGCCAGCACTTCCTTAGCAGGAGCTTTTGGTGCTGGAACATTTTTACGAACAATAAAGCCACCCGGCACGCGAGCATGATCAGCCGGAGCAGTACCACCGGCCGCTTGCGCTGATAGCTCACCAGTTTTAAGGCTGTAATAGAGCTCATCACCAATGTTGCCTGCAGTCTTGATGTATGCAGTCATGCTGCCCATTTCTAGGAGCTCAACATTTTCGTTGTTTCGCATGGTGATTGATGGCTCAAGAGTTCCACCAGACGTGCCTTGTAGTGAATAAGACTTAGGGCTAATCAATAGACCTGCGAATACACCAGCCGCGCCAGCGTCTGCAGTTACAAGACCGTCTTTTGCTGATACGTGCTGAAAAGCTCGACCGATAACGTTGTTAGACGCTTTAGTTGATGCCAATACAGCTGGCATTGCTGACATTGGTGAACCAAAATCAACTTCACCAAGAGTGCCGTCACCCTGATCGGCAGCTACCTTTTTTTGAAAGCCCATTAGTTAGCTCCTTGGTTGTATTTACGGAAATTCACCTTTTCAGCTGAGTCCGCGCCAAAGCTAGGCTTCGCAGAACGAGGTGAGGTATTTGTTTGCAGATAAACGTCAATCATTGCTGATTTTTGTTCAGGCGTTTTATCAGTCGCATCAAGACCAAATTTCTCAAGAGCGTAATCTTGAGCTTTCTCAAGGCTCATGCCTGAATGGTCAAACGTACCGATTAATACAGACACACGGTCAGCGAGCTCTTTTTTCTCTTTTGCTTCTGCCGCATCCATAGCACTGCTTTCAACGCTATCAATGCGATCAATTACAGGCTTTAGCTTTTCGTCTAGAGCTGATTCGAACTTGCCTAGAGCTTTCTCAATGGCAGCGTCCATGCTCTTAACATTTGAGTCTGTTGGCTCATCTTCATCTGTTGTTTTGTCGCCATCAGGTTTAGTTGCACCCTGCATCATTTCGTCAACCATTGGCTTCAATACTCCTTTAAGCAGACCTGGCAATGCTTCTGTAACCATGTCCATAACCTGCGTTTGCATTCCTTCATCCATAGCGTTCGTGCTTGATTCCGGTGCGTTTTTTTTACCTTCTACTGGCTTTTTGTCTTTGCCATCCATAAGTAGATCCTTACTGTCTAATGTGAAAGTGTGGTCAAGCACTGCTACATCGGGACCTGTACGCCCTTCGAATACAGTTGCTAGGTGATTTCCAAGGATGTTGACTTGTATTACATCGTAATTTTCCCCCTCAAACGTTCCGGGGCATTTTATGTATTTGCACCGATAGCCCGGAGATAGCTCTTTTTTGTCACTTTCAATAAGTTCCCCCAAAAACTCAGAGAAAATATTTAGATTCGCTCTGAGGTATGGGTAATCAAAATAAACCTTTTCGCCAGTCGTACCTTGCACACCTTTTTTTTCTGCAGGTGTAAGCCCTGTCTCTTCTGGACCAAGCATTTCATGTTCATCAATCCAAGGGATATTTTTGAATGATTCAATGGTCTCAGGATTGTTTAGTGCGGACTCTGAGCGGAATACTTTGTAAATTCTGTCTTGCTCATATTCAGGACCAAGAGAACGCCCTAAATAATCGAAAATACCAACCTTTGAGATCGGGTTACCTTCGATTCGCACAAAGCCATTTACATCGACTTTACGATTGCTCATTAGGTGATTTCCTCTCCATCTTCCAATTCAAAAACAGGGGTCATGAAGCAGTTGCAATGGATAGCCTGACCGGGTATCCCACGCTCGCCTGTTCGCGCATCAATAACTGGCAGGTCATCGAATGAATAAATGTTACCATCCATCTTTATGTGGTCCTTACGCGGACGTTGTGAGCCTCCCGTGTGGTGCCATTGAAATTTTTTTATCCCTACAGCTTTCATCCGTTCGGCATTGATGGTGTTAAAAACTTTTTTGCTCTGATCCAAGGCTACATTTTTTGCTTTGTTTCTTTGTTGCTTGTATCGAGTAGTCAGAGAGTTGTGAATTTTTTCCCGTAGCCCTGCCATACCTCCACTATCTGCAGAGGTAATTGAATGCATGACGTCAGATCTAACTTGGTCTAGGTAGTTTTTTTGAATGGATTTAATGAGGGACGTATTTTCATCAACAGACGCCTTGAGCTTTTCATCTAACTCGCCAGTCATTAGGTCTGTTTTTATCGTTATACCACCAGCAAGCTTGTGTAGTGACGTTCCAAGCATTCGCTTTGAATGGTCCTTACTCTGACGCTCCAACCAAAGGGCGTAACCAACAGCGTGCTGACTAAAAGAGCGGTCATATTTTCTAGCCAGCTTGTTAAACATGATTCGAAATGCTGACGAAATACTTGCATCTTGAGCAAAGTCACCGGCCGCATTGCTATTGAGTATTTTTGAAATTTCCCTTGCCGTCTCCTTCGCCATGGGATCAAGTAGCCTCATGATTTTTTTATAGTAAGCAGTGCTAATGCCAGCACTAGGCAGAAGCGGAGAGCCTTTCATTACTGCAGTGCGCTTACCTATCCACTTCTTGCGTTTGTCTGAGAACTTAAATTTTTCAGCCATAGCGGTTACTCACAATCAATCATTCTGGCTTTCTTCCGGCTCTTGGTTCTTATCGGTAGAGCCCTGATCTTCCTGTTCGTCATCCTCATCAGATAAACCAAAGTCACTATCAATTTCATCTTGGTCGATTTGCTCAAGACCGCTGTAGCCGCTGTCTGGATCATTGATGAGTCTTAACCTAACCTCCTCCTGACTAATTGCGCCTGATTCGATGTAGTTTTTATCAGTGCGAGAATTGATCTCGTTAATCTCGGCTTTTTCTTTTCGAGACTCGACCTTAACCGGATTCCAAACAACGTCTACCTCATACTCCTTTCCGAACTCAGGGAGAATTGCAGATTTCATTAAGCAGAGGTTGTGACGCTCAATAATTGGAGACAGGTCCATTTCTTGAATTGACTCAAGCTCCTCGTGGTAACTCTCAATCTCAAACTCTCCGGTAGCGTTAAAGCCTTTCGGAGCTGTACCCATTAGCTTTGTGGCTGGAGTGTTCGAAATAGCCGCGGCAATCTGATACTGAGTCATGATCACTGAATCAAAATCAGTAAGGTTGGTGTCAAACTGTTGGTGCTCCTCGTCCTTGTCAATTACATGCACGCCAAAGTTGTCACGGAAATTAACTAAGTCACCAAGAGCCTCCTCAAACGCAGCTGGATCAGCTGCTACTTTCTCAAGGTCCACTTTTCTCACGTTTAGCCGTTTTGACATTGCAACCTCAGGAGCTTCGTTAGCCGTTCTTTCTGCAGCATACGCACGCTCAAAAATAAGCTGAGGCAAGCCAATCCCTGCATATTGGTATGACGGTTTTAAGTAGTCCGCTACTTCTGGACCACGCAAAATAACAAAGTGCGAACGGTGAATTTTTCCACGACCACCAACAACCCAATGCTCAGGATTGTAAAAATCTTGGCTCGTTGGATCGGAAACATCTTTCCCTGACAGGTACGGAGAAAGCCAGTACGGATCTATCTGAGTCATGCCAAGGTAAGATCCCGGCTTAATCCCATCCGCATTAAATGGCTTTTCGTAATCAACGCCCTCGTACTCAAAAAGAACGTGGCGAATACCGAAAATATTATTAAAGCGCCCGGCTTGAATGAGGTGTTTTTTGAGCCCCATTCGCTTATCAATCTTCTTAATGCGAGAAATTACATCAGCGTCTACGCCATCACCGCCATCATTTATTGTTGGCACGTACCATGACTTAACCGCATCTCTCACTTTTTGCGTGCACGCTTTATTGACCAACCAGTTTTGCGCAATTAATGCTGATATCTGGTAGCCAATAAATGTTTGAGAAGAAAAAAAGGAAATGCTCCCCTCGGATAGGATTTGACTGTGAATAGGCGAGTTTTTTGATCCGCCATCAAATGAGTCTAAATCCTTTGTATCCATCGCAAACGACTCACCGCCGATAGTTACCGTTGGCAAATGAGGTTGCAAAAGTTGCTGGATGTTATGTAGCGTCATGAGCTTTCTATACTCACTCACATCAGACGAGAGCTTTCCATACCCATCAATTGCCGTAGAACCCGAGCCCTTTTCTTCCTGTTGTTGCTCGCTTAGCTCTAGAGCCTGTTTTCTTTGTTCTTGATGTGACAGGCGTGTATTCTTGGCCTTTCTTTTTCTTCGCCACTTTTTTATCCATGTATACATCTAGGAAGCCTCGTTTATCTCTGTCGAATGGCGCAAATAACATAATGATGCTGTCTGCGATGTTTGGTGAATCAAGCCCAGAACGCTTTTTCATGTCGTCTTTGCTTTCAACTTTTTTCTTGCTGTTAGCGTCAGACTTAACCCAAATAGGCGTTGATAGTTCACGCGATATTTTTTTGAATAGCCCGTCGTCGTCGATATCCAAGCTAATCATGTCGTCTGGGTCCACATCCTCACCCAAGACGATAAAGCGATAAGTATTGTAAAACAGTTGAGCAAGCACACCGTGAGCCTGAGCTTTTGCGTTTGCGTAGGTTTCCTTATTGCTCTTTGCTGTGCCGCGTATTTCCTTGTCCGGGTCAATAACTCCATCACCAGCGTTAAACGGCATAACGTCGCCAACTTCCATTGTTGGCAGTTGGTAACCTTCTGAGTTGTAGCTTTTTGAATAGCCCTCGCCATCGTCAAAGGTAGCGTCATCGACGAACACCGCGACACCATCACCAAAGCCGCCACATTCGTCATAACGGAACATATCAACGCGATGGGTATCGGCTAGATCTAGCGCTATGTTCGTCGCCTCCCTGAGGTCATCGGAACGCAGCCATTCAATGCACTTGATTACAATGTTGCCATCACGGATTGATACGGCGTGAAAATCTCGCCCTTGACCTGCCGGATCATAAGCTCCAACTTTCTCACCTGTTTTTTTCCACCGCGGATCTTTACTGGCAAAGCGTGCAGCTCGAATCCAATCGAGTTGGATGATCACATCATCGCCAGTGCCTTTTGGTTCACCTTCCCAAATGTGGCGATAATCTTTTGGTGGTAGTGTTTTTTTGGCGTGTTGGCGTTGTTCCTCAAGGTGCTCAGGAAAATATTTGTTGTCGTAGTAGTTAATTTTTTTAACTAGGCTTTTCGGAGGGGTATTTTCAATAAATCGCTGATAGGTATCGTCCAGCTCATTATCTGGGTTAAAAATAATGATGACGATTGGCGGACGCTTGCCCTTTGGTCGGATTGATGGGAGGAGCTTTTCCCACGAATCCCGGCTAATGTTTTCGGACTCTTCACACAAAACAATATCAACGTCAGAAATCGACTTGATATTTTTGATGTTGTTTTTTAGTCCCTTGTAGATGAAGCGTGATCCATTGAGCCCCTTGGTGACATCCTTCTGCATGTCAAAAAAGTGCTCAAGTCCACGATTGGCAATTGCTGCCTCTATCTCGCTCTTGATTGACTCATCTATTGAGTTTTGCAGTTCACGCGTCACCAACACACGTATAGGGCGTAATGAAGCCTCAACAACTACAGCGTCAGCCCAATTCCACGTCTTACCTGAGCCGCGACCGCCATAATCGACGTGATAGCGAATATCCAAAGGAAATATTGAACGGTTGGCAATGATTTCCTTTGCGTCAGTTATGAAGTGATCGGCAAAGCATTCCTGAGGTCTGAATACAAGAGGAGCGCCCATTTATTTATCGACACCTGCAACAATTGACGAGAACGGGCAAAGCTCGCGATTATCAGCAAGTTCAATTTTTTCAGTGTACGTGCCAAGGGAACGACCAAGGAGCTCGCGGTTTTTCATCTTGCTTGAGAACTTAACTTTTTTGATGAACCCTACGTGCTGACGGTCCTCACCCTTACCCTCAAAAATATCGCTTATTTCTATTCCTTCGATATTGCGACGCCAAACGTCGGGCCATTCGCTCAGAGGCTTAAATGTTTCTAAGTCATCCTCAAAAATATCGCTGGAGTCAGCCATGTCATATTTGAAGTGTTCGGCAATAACCATTTCACGAGTGATCGCCAATCTCTCGATGGTTTCTTTCTGCAGCTCCTTTATTCTCTCTTGGACCTTAACATTAGTTAACAAACGTGAGCCTTGGCTTGCTGCGGTGTTGGCGCTATATCCTGCGCGAGTAGCAGCCTTTGTGGCATTGTAATCAACTAGATACTCGTGGCAGAACAGCTCCATCTTTCCATTTAATGTACTCATAAGATATCCACAGTTTTGACCATGGCGAGATGATATCAGGCACAAAAAAAGGCAGCTTACGCCGCCCTCATTGGTCTTGTGGTGTGTTTTTATTTTTTGGTGCTGCTCTTAACTGCTGCAGCTGAGGTGCAACTAAAAATTTTCGCCCTAGATTTAAAGTGCAAATATTGTTGGTGTGACTATATGACAGGTACAAAAAAAGCAGCCTTTCGCTGCCATATCTCCAGAAACAAAAAACCCCACATAAGTGGGGCATTCCGGCTTTTTGTAAATCGCTGGCATGGAACCAACATCCCTATGAGTTTCGCTATACTTACTTGACTAACGCCACGTTGAGTTAAATAAGTTCACTGCCCTCTTCGGGTCTACCTGTACTAGACTACTTAAAAATAACAGCTAGTGCAAATATCCATAAATGTTTGTGCTTTTCTATTTGCCTACTTCACCAGCCTTGCCAATCGCTGTAGCCACGCTTTGAAACGCTTTCTTAAGCTCGCCGATAAAACCAGAGTCGCTAACTGCAACAGTAACAAGAGCAGCCATTGCAACAGCAATTAGACCGTATTCAATCGCAGTTACGCCGCGCTCGTCTTTCTTAAAATCTGACAGAAACATAGCTGTCTTTACGTACAATTTAGTGATCATAATTATTTTCCATTAATAACATTATTCGGATATGCTTTGTTGGCTTAAAGAGTGTTGTAAATTTCAACAAAGCGACGATTATTCTATTGCACCAAAAAGAAAGGAAAAAAATAACCTCTATCGATTTTATCAATAGACCTAAGCGTTACCTAAATAACAACAAATCAACAAATACACGTCCAACTCCTTTCAAATCATAGAGATATGGTTGTTAAATTTATTATCAGCCTTGTTTTCAGGCTTCAAAAACCATAGATAAACGAAGGCATGCAGTGGTCATCATGTGAGCAAATTAACATAGAAAATGAATAAATTTAGAATTAACGAAATGAAACTTACTTAACTTCGCTTACTTGTTTGGTATTCTTAACAGTATTTTAATCAGAACACTAGCTGCCACGATTAAGAGTGAAATCGCTTCACCATTGAGGGTTTAGCTCGAAACCGATTGCGCGAAGTTTGCTCCTTATTACCTGAAAAACTGTATATGAAATTCAAGTATCAATCTCGGCACTAATATATGTTAGCGTAGAATATAGATTGTCATGTCGAAGCTTTCGTTAATCGTAATGCGCATGCTTTCTGATATTGACGTCTACTACATTGGTGTCTTGATGATAAAACGCAAACTGAGCAAGATCACCTTCAACACCCAGCCATCTTGAAAATAAACACTGAAACTCCAACCGCTTGTATTGACCTGCAATACAGGTCTCTTCAGTAATAATTTTAATCAACTGTTTCACGCCAATGGATTGATTCAAAAATTCACATACATCAGTGTCATTTCGATTGACCATCAAGATCGTTCGATTTTCATGCCGTTCAATCGACTTGATCTCGAAAACAAAACTATTGATTAATACTTTCATATTGTGATACCGACTAAATTCAAAATTAGATGTAGTTGTAACATAAAAGGCGCTACCTATTAATATTGATGCTGCAAATATATTTGCCACCGTTAACAAAAATACGCCAGTGGCGAGACTTCAATCGGTTGCGCTTTACTCGGTTAATTTTCATTTTTCCTCACATTCAATTTGTCCGGCGCAATATGGGCAGTAGCTCAATAAGTCCGTTATTGGATTGCCGCTTTCTGATGCATCATAAAATGAGCGCCCACATTGAGTTGAGTAATCATCCATTGGCGATGCTCTAAACCACTTACAAGATTGATTTACGCTTTTTTCGCTGTCTTTTTTAATTTGCTTGGCGATGTAGATCGCAACTGAGATAAGTAGAACCGCAACGCCAGCAACGCAAAATGACAGCATTATCACTATGAAGTACATTAAATATTCCATTTATAATTCCTTATTGCACTGGATAAGCATCGTTAAAGTAATGTCGATTGATGCAGTGAGCCACAGCCTCAGCTACATAAAGCGCTTCGTTAGCGCTGCACTTATTTTCATCTAACCAATCAAGGGTAAGTATTGCGCTACCTTCGCGTAGGTCTTCCATCGCTTTCTTGACCAATTTATCTTTTCTATCAAGTGAGAATGTTGAATTTTTCATACTCACACCTTACCGTTTAGTTTTGTTAAAATTAGCTTTGCTCTAGAACGCTCAAATGGATCTGCGCTTACATCGTTTGCTACCAATTCGAAAGTCTCATGAACCTCACTGATAACTTTGCTGAGGTGCTCTAGCTCTTGAGACTTCTCAGCAAGTGCATTTTCTAGCTCTTTGATGCGGTCTTGGAGTGTTGCTCTTACGTTATTCTCTAATTCACTCATTCCGTTTGGCATGTGAAGCGATTCTAGTTTTTTGTCAAGAAACTCACCAGAACGAAGCAAACTGTAAAGCTCGTGAGCCTCAAGATCGAACATGTCCTGAATAGCTGACTCAAGGCGGATCATGTCATCAGTACTCGTTGTTGCAAAAGTTCCATCTTCGGTATCAACGTCACCGTCGCGCCAGTAAGCAACCAATATTGCGCGTTTAACTAACTCTTTAAGTTTTTTCATTCTTCACGCCTCCTCTAGCTTGCTGAATGTTGTTCAATGAATTCGGCAAAAGATTTTTCCTGTTCCTGCTGAATTTCTTTCTCTAACTCTTTTAGCGCGAGTTTTAGCGCGTTGAACTTTGCTAGAGCTTTCATCCCTTTTGATAGTTTACTTTTCATTTCGCGACTCTCGCTTTGCTTGCCAACTTGTACTCAATCAAGCCTTGGTTTTTTAGTTGATAAATTCGGGCGCATGTTGTCTTGTATGTACGACCAAGAGCTGCGCTAATCTGCATAACTGAAGCAAATCCGTATTGCTCAATTAAGTAGTCTTGGTCTGATTTCATCCATGGCTTTCCGTGATTAAAGTGCAGTTCGGGGTTAGATACTTCATCCTCTAGTTTTTCTTTGCAGCTTTCGCAGTAGTAGTGGTAATGTGGAGCGCCGGAGTCTTTGTAATACGCGATAGTTTCGCCGCACTCTCCACAATGTAATTCGCTGTAACTCATGTTCTGCATTCCCTCTCTGGAATTCTGCCAGCGCCTAAAATTGACCAGTTATCACTAACCCTAAACTTGATAAACTTTTCAACTTCACACATATACCCTTCAATTAACTCTTTTCTTTCCTTGTGTGTAAGGTAAGGGTCTGGTAATGCCATTTCGTAGAGGATGTTTTTTGACAACCTTTGGAATGCAACCATGTCTCTTGAATAGCCAGCAAAACCAGTTATTGTCCCTTGCACGCATCCACCATCTAATGGGGCTGGGATTGATGATTGAGCAGAATAAAGCCGCCCAATTATTACTCTTTCAAAAGCATTCACTTTTCGATCTCCCCAAAGCTATAGATATGCGAGTCGCCACGACTAACGGCCCTAACAAACATTTTCCCATCCCTGTATTCGGTGATGTAGTCACTTCTTTCACTGTCAGTCATTGCCTCGTGCAATTCCCAACCGCCAACTTTTTCAAGTGCCATTAGCCTTACGTTGTAAAAAAGATTCTGCGTGGCAATGTATGCTGTATCTTTGTTTTCACTTGTTACTTCGTGCTTTTTCATTTTTCCACCTCAACGAGTCTGAATGAAAACTCAGAGTTGGGAGATCGTTCAAGAATCCCGCGACCGCATGCTATTTCGAGAAGATGCAAAGAGCGGTTGTAGCCAAATTTAAGAACTCTTTGGATTCGACTTGGACCAAACCAATCATTCTTAAACTCCTCTCTGCTTTGAAGTGCTTTTAAATCCGCTTCAACGGTTGGGTATTTCATAGCTCAAGCTCCTTATCCAAACGCTTTTGCTCCTGGATCTCTTCAATGCGTCGACGAGTATCAACCTTTCGTCTATCTGCAGCTGCAGGTTTCTTGCTCCAGTCAGACGTTGACTTTGCAGGTATAAAGTTGTCCCAATCACTTTTCATAGTTACCTCAGGTATTTCGTGTTTGATTTACTTACGCTTTTCGATCCAGTGAAACTCCTCAATAAGCGCCTGTCGTGTCTCTGCACTTCTTGGGTAGTAAAGATCTATAAAACGAGCTTCCTCATCGAGGATCATTACTGCATCGCTATCAAGTGAAGATGGCGAAACAAGCCATCCGTTTTTTCAATCTCGGCGCGTTTCATTGAATCGGCCAGGTGTTTAAATTTGTTTTTCATTTCAACATTCCGTTTAAATGGTGGATTAATTCATCAAGTGATTTGCCACAAGCTTTACTGTTTTTGACGAACGGTCGCAGCTGGCTCTCTTTCGCTCCGTAGTCCTTGCCGTTATGGTGAAACGAATAGATATACTCCTTGTTTGGTTCGCCCAGCCAAAGGCAAGTGTTAGGACGCATAACGCCTGTTACTTCACAACAGAGCCCTAATAGCTCCTCGTTTATAGTGTGGGAAATGACAACCATTTGCCCTTTGATAAATAAAGGATCTCTCATGCTATAGGTCGTCACTGTTACGAGTTCCACCAACAGAAATGAGGTTAACGTTGTGAACCGTCATATCCATCTTGTCAGCAATCTCTTGATGGGTTAGCGTTCCATCCATTAGCAACTCACGGACAAGACGAACGTCATCATTGCTGTACTTTGATTTGTGGTGATATTCACCATGCTTAATCATCGAGACGTTTATGACCATCGCTCGCGCTTGAACGGAACCAGCAGAGCGATTAATCATTTTGCCGATCTCAGCTGCTGATTTTTTCTTTGCGTGAGTGCGGATGATTTTGTCCTCTTCTGGTGAGTAGTCCTTTGCCTTTTTGAGGTTCGCCCCAATTCGACCGGCCCGACGTACGACAGAAAGTCGACTTCTTCCCAGTGTTTTGCCTATTTCTGAGGCGAGCATTGTTGTGCCGTTCTTATGGATGAATTCATCCTCTGGCTCTGTATAGCGCATCGTTTTTACTCCTACGTTATAATTCTTGGTCTTGAATCACGTTGTGTTTTTCTAACCTGAGCGATTTTTTTACCAAGCTTGTTGTGGTCAGTTTTATTTTCGGCCGGCTGCATTGGCTTACCGGTTGCGTAGTGGCTATTGGTAAAGTCCTGTAAAAATTTATTCGCCTCATATCTGGCTTTTCGAAATTCCCCCTTGTTGTGAAAGCTCAAAAAAATTTGCTCATATTCTTCTGAGGCGATTTTTTGGTTGTCTTCGCTAAGTAACTCCAAGTGCTTAAATATCCAGTCACGATCAGACGGCAAATTGTGGTGTTTTGATCCTCCGTAAAAAAATTTTGGTATCCATGCAATATTGGCATTTTGACCAAACCTCCAGTTTGGATGGTGCCTACACATCGAACTCATTGTTTACCCCTCTGCTGAATCGGTTCAGTTTTTCGCATAACAGCTAGAAATCGACTCTTCTACCCTGTACAGCAAGTTCGAGCCTAAACGCCTCAGATGGGCTTACATCGTGTTTTTCTGTTTTTGGTAAATTTGCAGATTTACTGCCCTGCAAGTAACCGGGGAATTTAGAAGCGGCGAAAAGTGTAGACGGTCTCAAATACTGAGCTCGTTTAGTTCCAGCCCAATCCCTGTATTTAAAATCGATAACAGCCTTGCAATCCTCGACCGTGTATCCATCGTTAAGCCGAGCGTTGATATTTTTTGTGTGTGCTTTGGTGGTGACCTTCAACTTTTGTGAGCAAACCTGATTAAAATAACCAAGCACGATCCCAACGTCGGATTCATCCGACATAAGATCTTTTTTGTTTGTTTTTTTACTGGTTATTGGTTCTTTCATTCTTTCTTTCTTACATTCTTTGTTAGTCGTTAGTTGATCGTTAGGTGCTCGTTGGTTGCTCGTTGGCTGCTCGTTATCCATCTTCGCATTTATGTCATAAACCTTTGAATTTATGATGGTTCCGACTGTTCCTTTGTTCGTTCCCTTGAACGTTGCTAGATTCCATTCTGCAAGTTGCTTTTTTGCCGTCCTATACTGCTGCTCTGTCAGTCCAATTTTCCCAATATCGCCAAGAAAACACTGTCCCGCTTTAAGTCCGTTTAGTGGGTGATCCGTTCTTCTAGCTCTTTGTGCCATCACAAAAAATAAGTGACAGGCATTTGGGTAAGCGGTCAAAAACTCCGCTTCCTCACTCCGCATTAATTTGATAAATCCAGGTTCAGTCATGAAAATTATCTATTGGTTATTAAACAGTTAAGGGGGGAAATTAGGGCGATACTGCATTCGCCCTAATGTTCCTTAACTTATTGGCATATCGATGTTTTTCATTTTTCTTCTCCCGATGTTGAAGATAGATGTTCATCCTCCTTTAACTCCGGCCAGATGTACTCCCACTCGTCCGGTTTGAATCTCTTTCTAGAAACCTTCCCGTCTGTTGCTAACTCAATCGCAACAGCTGTTTTTGGTGAGATCGGTAAGTCGGGGTTATTTAGTAGCTTGCTAATCATTTGCTGAGAAATACCCACCGCGTTGGCTAGAGAGCTCTGTGTGCCAACTATGCTCACAGCATCCTTTAGTGATTGTCTTTGTTTGTGCTTCATAACTAACCTCACAATTTAAAAATAACATACTAAAACCATAAGTTGTAATTTACAACCCACATTACAACTTTAATTGACAACCATTAGTTGTATAATTACTAGATTGATAATTAGTAGAGGAAACCAAATGAAGTTTTTAGCTGACAGGCTAAAGATAGCCATGAGTAGGAAGGGGGTTAATCAGACAGAACTAGCGAGAGCAGTTAATCTTTCCCAAGCGGCAATTCAAAAGATCACATCTGGAAAATCCAAAAGCTCATCTAAAATTAAAGACATCGCAGATTTTTTAGGAGTAAATAGGTTCTGGTTGGAATTTGGAGAGCAAGAAGACGCTGTTATCGGGAACTTTGAAGCTTGGTCGGGGAATCAACAAGATGACGATAGCGATGTAAGCATTCCTTTCTTGAAGGATACTAAACTATCTGCCGGAAATGGGTTGTTAGCAGAACAGGATTACAATGGATTCAAATTAAAATTTGCCAGATCCACCCTCAGGAGATTAAACGTTGAGCCATGTAACGCCATCTGTGTGTCAGTGAAGGGGGATAGTATGGAGCCTGTACTAAGAGATGGCTCTACTGTTGGAGTCGATGTAAGCAAGAAAACTATCATTGATGGAAAAATGTACGCAGTTTTAGTTCGCGGCTTATTGAAAATAAAAGTTTTGAGCCAGTTATCAGCCGACAAGGTGAGAGTAAAGAGCTATAATTCTGAGGAATATCCCGATGAAGATGTAGACATAAATGACATTACTGTTGAAGGACGAGTCTTCTGGGCAGCTTCAACCTACTAAGCCCATCCAACAAGTCAAAAACCGCCATTAACGGCGGTTTTTTTTACCAAAAAAAACAACCAAAACGATTAATTACAACCAAAAGGTGTTTACACTGGTTGTAACTGGTTGTATTGTAATTTCACTGACAGCGCGAAGAAGCGCGCGGACAGGTCAAGCCAAATAAATACGAGTCGCCAAAGTTGGGCGACGACTGTACCGGACATGGACAGGAGTACAGCTTATGGCAAAGCGCATTTACTCAATGATTATTAAGATATTTTTCTGTAAATGTGCTTTGCGATGTCGAATCAAATGAAACAAAAAAAGCCCCCAAATGCGGGGGCTTAACATAAATAATCAAAGGAATATCAAATGAGATTAAAACTACTCGGACTTATAGCCAAAATATTAGGTATCGGCTTCAAAGTTGACGACCTACCCTACGGTTCACGCGCTTACTTTAAGCGCGAAATCGCCAATAAACCTACATCTAATTATCTCGGTGATAGTGACGTTCAATGACTTCACCAAGTCCTATCTAGTGACTTTAACCATTGAACACACAAATCATTTAAGCACCATGACGACCAATTACCTTGCAGTCTCGCAATTACTAAGACGTCATTGGAATCAACGAATTGTTTTAGCTCATCCCTGAGCTGACCTGCGGTCAAGCCTACATCAATCAAAAAGCATGATTTAGCCGCTTTGCAGTGCGTATATTTTTCAATGTTATGTATCAAGTCTTGATAATTCTGACCGGGCGATCGCAAGTCATAAGTAACCATATAAATAGCCATTATTAATTTCCATTTTTTGTCTGTGGAAATATCAACTTAACAAATTCCTATGTCTGTGGAAAGCATAGCTACGTTGCTGGGCGTGGAGAAATAAGCCAGCTCATTGCTAAGCCAAAATCTTATATCGAGGACGATCCAAATGACGGAATTAATGTCAGTAAAACAAGTTGCAAGCCATTTTTCGGTAACCGTTAGAACTATAGGTAACTGGATAGCAGAAGGAAAAATTCCACCACCTTGCTTTGGTGGCGGTCGAGGCAGCAAGCGCCAGTGGCGTCGCTCTGTCATAGAAGCGTTTATCAATAAAGAGCCGGAGGCTGGCAATGAGTAGAGGTGTCATTTCTTTTGTAACAACAATCCTATTTCTTTCAATCGTAGCTATTACATTCACCGGGGGTTTTTAATGAAATTCGTCATGACCAAATTACAGTCTGCAGTATTTTTTGAACTGCAAAAAGAAAGCAACGTACACGGCTACGAGATCTTAAAGCGCATTTCAGAAAAAGGAATTGTTTTTAGCCACCAGCAGCTATACCGCGACCTTAACCGAATGCCTCTAGATATGGTGATCGAACAACAAGACGGAAAACCAGATCGCAAATACTACACGCTGCGTGAGGACGTTCTTTACACACACAATATTGCAAAAATGGATGTTTATTTCCTCCTTGGATACAAGCGCCCTGATCTCATCAGTCAAAAAATCGATTACATCAATGATGAATCAGAACGCTTGGCAAAAATGCCGCTAAGCCTTATCGGTCAGATGAGAATCGACAGTAATAACCTCGCCCTACATTACTTAGTTACAGCTATGCAGGGGGCGACAAATGCTTAGTTCACAAGAAAGCTTTATTGAGCGCCACGTCAGAAAACAGCTGGAATTTGACGGCTACTCCCTATCACAAATTGAGACTGGAATTGATGAAGCTTTGAATTCCTACCGACAAAGCCGAGCTCACAGTAATGGTCAGTTGTTCAAGACTTGCTTGGATGCAGCAAAAGCAAAGCTTGGTAAAGCAGGTTGTAAAAAATTCAAGGTAAAGAAATGAGCAAGAGACTTACAGCCTTATTGGTTGGCGCAAGTTTGGTTTTTGCCGTGTTTTGGTTTGGCGTGATTTTAGTTTGTGTGCATGACTTCAACTCCAAGGACATCGACTGCAATACATACCCACAGCATGAAAAGTGCCTGACAAGAAAGGCCGGCGTCAACAAGTCTGAATAGTTTTATATATTAAAGGTGCAAAACAATGATGTATTTCCAAGCGGATATTAAATCCAAAAAAACCCAACATCCTAACAAGGATTTTGTTGTATCTCTTTTCGTGTCAGGCGAAACAAAAAAATCAGCTACAGCTCAAGCGGTGGAGAAGTTAGCTACAGTCGATCCAGAGCACAGTGAAAAATACATGAAACCTTCATTGTCTGAGGTTACTCAAGACGAATATAACGAAGGTATTGAGCAGGAGCCGAAACCTGCGCAAGAAAATCAAGATACCCACGAGGACCAACTAGTGCATCCTGAGGTGTCTCGAATCGACTTCATTAAAACTCTTGAAAATCATGATGACGTCAAAGACTACGCTCCACCATTCATTGCAATGTTTATCAAGTCAGTAGAGGGCTCACTTGATGAGTTAGAAGAAAAATACGGTGCTTTACCTTACCAAAGCATGACCGAACATGTTTCATCAATGATTTCTGTGGCTGACCTTGTTGCTCTTGAACCGCTTGAGGAGATGGTCAGCATGTACACGCATGACAAAGAAGCAAGCCAAGAACTGACGGAGCAGTCATTAAAATACAACCCCAATGATGATTGGGAGTCGTTTGTATATGACCTGCTATTTGAGGTGGGCGAACAAGACACAGTATCTGCAGACGAATACCAAGTTATCGCTCAGCGAGTTAAGGGAGTATTTGGAGAGAGAAATATTGCTCTTATTGACGATGATGGCAATTACAGCGACTTTGCCAATGATCTATTCACTCACGCAGAGAAGCTTGATGGCATTCGTACTGAAATGAGCAATACAAATTCATTTCGTCAACTGTGCGATAGCTTGCGCCCTGACAATGACGCACAAGATTTTGTTGACGAAATTAAAGCTGACAAAGATGAAAAGCAGCCTGAGACATTCACAGCAACATACCCACTCATCACTGGATGGGTAAGCGAGATTCATGTGCGCAAGCTTCCTTGCGGTGGCTTTGATGCATCACAAGCGATACTAAGATGGAATGGCAAGGATTCTGTAGCTTGCGGCGACCTGTCAGCGTTTGGTGAAAGAAAAAGCAGCCTAGCCAATGCGGTATGTAATGCCTTTGGGATGATTGCAAACTATGTACTCAACACCATGGCTAAAAGCTGGAGTGAATCCGATGTGAATAAAGCTCTTGAGTCGGTTAACAAATACGCACAAGACAACAAGCACGGAACAATTGAAGATAAATTTAATAGCCAACTTACAGGCGAACCAAACCAATCTAACAACAAAGACGCTGAGCAGGAAGTTAAGCACAAAGAACTACTGCAAGCCATCACTGAGCGAATTTCTGGCGAACCTCACACAGTGACACCAGAGCGTGCTCATACACAGATGATTAAAATCATTGAGCTCGTTGAAAATGATAAAACGATGGTAAATATCGCCTCTCTATGCGAAGCAATCAAGGCGATCAAAAACCCGGTAATCATCTGGCATTCAACCGAGTCTGCAAACCTAGTAATGAAACATGCTGTTGAGCGCGAGAAAGAACTAGGTCATGACGTCGATGGCAAGATGAATATTGGCGATCACCTGTGTCACCTATTCAAATGTAACGCAACCAAAGTTGAAGATATTTCACACAAAGATTTCGAATCATATATTGAGATACTGAAAAAAGCCTATGAGCATGTTGGCGAGTTTTATCAGTACGCGACGCCGTTTTCATCGGCAGTGATCAAATGCTACATGATCCTTGGTGGTACACCTAAAGAGTATGAAGGCTTATTGCTTAAGCAGTTGCAACAGCCGGAACTGCTTAACAAATATTTCGAGCTTATCCATCAGGTGCAAGGTGAAATCGACCCAGCACTACACCTGCACCACCTAAGACTCGAACAAAAAGAAACTGCTCGTGAGCGTCTGGCTGAAACCTTCAAAGAAGAAAAGCTTAAAGCTAACGATCAATACGAACAGTTTGTGCTTGATTGCGTTATCGCTTCCGGTGGAGAGGATGACTTTACACAAGATCACATCGAGGAGGCAGGTGATAAGCTGAAATGCGTTCTTGAAGAAGCCCAAGACGTTTATCAGGAAAGCGAAGTGCCATTCGATCGTTTGGCAACCATGACTTCTATCAAAGAAATCGAATGGGACAACAGCAGCGAGTGCATGAAGGTATTTTTAAATATTCGTTCTCTTCGCGCTCTAGTTCGTGAGCATAAGGTAATGTCTGAATTAGAGTCAGAGTCTTGTGTTATGTCAGAAAAGGCAAAGCAAGCGCTAGAAGATAGCGCAAAAAAAAGCCAAGAAGCAGGTGACAAGGCTGGATGGGAAAAAGGTGAACCATTTGAACCGTACGACACGAGTAAGACCGCCGAGATTATTGCAGAAGCTAATCAAACAGATGATGACTGCAGCAGCGATAACAATGCTAGCGTTTCTGTTTCTGAGCCTACACCTCAGCCTGAAGTAACCAAAACCGACTATGAGCAGTATTTAGACGCGCTAGAGCAAGGCGATATGAAGAGCGATTTTGACCTACAAGTTGAAGAGCTAAATTCTCACCTTGCAGAGATGCAAATTGGCGAGGTGTTGAAACTGGAAAATATTCCTAACGCCGTTTATCACGCGGCGAACGGTATCAGTTCAACCAACATTAAGGATGAGCTTATTTCCTCAATGTATCGCCATGGCCTGGAAACTGGCGATATTGAAATCCCGACAGGTCAGCATTTTGTGTTCGGTAATTACTTCCACACTCGCACGCTTGAGCCTGAAAAAATTGACATGGAATATGCGTTTGCGCCAGAAATTCCAGAAGGTGCCATTAAGGGCGCTGACAGCATGAAAGCGATTATTGAGAAGTACAACTCAAACATTGAGCCTCTGACGTCAACAGATCAACTCAAGGCAATGATTGAGCGACATAACTTGACGCTACCATTAAAAATATCAATGCCGTCAAATATTGCTGAGGCAGAGGCTAAATATAACTCCCTTCCAGATGAGTTTAAGTGTCCAGTGGTGGATTCCAAGCCAACTATTGCTACATATAAGAAGTACATAAAAAGCTACAACAACAGTCTACCCGAGACGCTAAAAGCAGTTGGCAAGCGTGACGATCTTCTAGACAGAATTAAAAGCTTCAATCCTGACTTTGTTGAGAAAGAATTGACTAAAAAGCCGACCATTCCAACTAGCGGCAAGGTTGATGAGCTAATTGCTCGCGTTAAGTCAATTAATCCTAATGCTGTATTTGAAGATGAAGTACTAGAAAAGTATTACCGCAATATAAAAGCACGCGGATTAATCTCCATCACTACGGAAGAGCGTGAGCAAGCTGATCGCATGTTCAGAGCGGCAATCAACGACCCTCGCACTAAAAACTGGATTACCACTCCGGGAGAGGTAGAGGCTAGTTATTTCTGGATTGATGAGGAGACAGGTTTATTGATGAAGTGTCGCCCAGACAAGCGCATCAATAACATTGTCATTGACCTTAAATCTATCGAGATGCGTCGAGATATTAAGAAGGTCGGATTCAAATCCTACCTAATCGCAGAGATAGAAAAACGCGGCTATCACATTAGCGCTAAGCACTACCTAAACGGTACTGGTGCTGAGCATTTTGTGTGGCTATTCGTCAACAAGCTAAAAGGTTATGAATGGTCAGCAGTGCTGATGGCGACGCCTGAAATGTTAGAGCTTGGTCATTACGAATTACGTGAAGGTATCGAGTCAATCAAGGCTAGTACTGATTCAAATGTATTCCCATCACCAGTTGAATACGACGATCCAAACTCACCAATCCTCGCTGAGCTAAGCTACCGAGGCATGAAAAAATTAGAGCAATACAGAGAGGAAGCATAAAAATGGGCGCTATGACTACAACAAACAATGCAATCGTAATTGATTCGGTTGCCAATGCAGCAAAAGCGTTTTCTGTTGCAAACCTAATCTTCCAACCCCAAGCAATGCAGATGATCGACCAAATGGCTGACGATATGTCTAAGTCTAAAAACATGCTACCTACATGCTTTCAAAACGATAAGGGCGCTTGCCGCGCTCTTATTATCGACTCCTGCCAGAAAGGCATGAATCCTTATGCGGTTGGTAAACATGCTTTTCTTTCCCCAAACGGAACGATTGGCTATGAAGCGAAAGTTTTTCAGGCAATCGCAAAAGCGGCCGGTGGGATTGAGTTCAGTGAGGAATGGTCAGAAGGTTGGGAACGTGTAATCGGTAACACGATTGAAAAAACGGCACAGCCAAAAGCTCCAAACCAAAAGCCTAAAAAATACCGCGTTCCAAATTGGACCGCTGCAGACGAAAAAGGCCTGTACATTGATCTAACTGGCACATGGCAAGACGGCAGAACCAAAACCATGCGCGTTTATATGGCTGAGTGCCACCCTCGCCTATCAACCAATTGGGCTAACAATCCACGCATGCAAACGTATTACAGCGCCGTTAAGCAGTTTATGCGCCGCCATTGTCCTGAGTTAATCATGGGTATCTTTGATGCTGAGGATGAGCATGCTCGCAGCGCAACCAAAGAAATGAAGGATGTAAACATGGCACCAGAAAAGGAAAAAGACACGCCATCAAGCATTTCTGAGTTAATGGGTGATTCTCAGCAAAACGAAAATACACAGATTGAAGATGCAACCATTGCTGACAACTCAGCAACCGTTGATCAAGAACGCGCAACAAAAGAGCATGACATTGCGTCATTGATGGGCTCAGAACAACCAGAAAGCGATCTTTTTGATAAGTTCAATGCAGAGCTTAACGGTGTACAGAATATGGAAGAGTACAACGGTGTGGCTCCTAGAATTAAGCAAGCTCATGATTCTGGCTCGCTTTCTAATGATGAGTACGCCCAACTCGTCGGGATGTGCGGAACTTTGTACGAAGCATTCAAGGAAGAGAAAGAGGACGGCGGTCAATAGACCGCCCAATTGGGGGATGTATGGCATTCAAAAAATTAAAGAAAGGCAGACTATCTGATAAGCAAGTTGATTTGGCTAATGCCATTAGGAGCGGGCTAGTTAAGCGATACCCTTGGGGGATGAGTCAAACAGAGGCAGATCGTACACTGGATAAAATAAGAGCACTTACCAGCGCGCTTTTCTATATCGAAAATAAACAACTGCTACTTAATAACAATATTCTATTGGCTCTATCCAGATTTGAGGAGAAGAATTACCAGCGTCGAGCTGGATTCATGACAAGATAGCCGCAAATAAAAAAAAGGAGCGGTCATGCTCCTTTTTGATGCTGCATTCATTTGATTGTGATCAGGTGTTTTAATTGATCAAGTTATGTAAAATAAATGGTCACAATACAAACACATGTATAAAAATATTCTTAATAGAATCGAACCTGATAGCCTTGGCGGTATCTGTGAAATCAGAATATAGAAATGTGGCCCGCGCCCTGAACCTTTACCCAATGACCAAAAGTGAAATATGCGCCCACTTTGATCTTGAAGATGAACAGGCAGAAAGCATAATACAGCGACTTTATTCTGATAAGGATGTGAAAATTATCAGCTTTGGCAAGTTTGAAGGGGCTCACTACTACGTCGAGAAATTTAGCGAGACGGTTTATGAGACTTTACTTTCTATATTGAAATCTTGCCCAGGCGATAAATTCACAATAGTTGAACTGTCTGAGATTATTAAGTGCGAGCAATGCAGTGTTAGACGAGCCATAAGCTCATTACTCAGCAACCCATACTTACCTATAAAATGGGATGTAAAACCAAACAAACACGGCACAAAGGAGTATTGGTTTGAGCCGCCAAAGGATGCTTTTTGATCATGTAGTGCTAATATAGAGACTCACTACTTACGTTGTGATACTTACTTTCTTTGTTTTAACCCTCGCAATATTGGCGAGGTTTTTTATTCCTTACCTATGCCAGTAGTGAAAAGTAGTGTAAAATTATACGCTCAACTTAACAGAGGTTAATCTATGTCATACGCAATCGCTTTTGATTTAGACACCGACATCCTTAAAAAGACGTACCCAAACTCATCATGGAATAATGCTTACGGCGATATTGCAAAGACACTAAACGGTCTTGGCTTTATTCGTCAGCAGGGGTCGGTTTATTTCGGTGATGAAAACGTGAATGCAGTTAAATGTGTTCTTGCTGCTCAAAAGCTAGCTTCTGACTTTGCTTGGTTCGCTCCATCAGTGCGAGACATAAGAATGTTACGTATTGAAGAAATGAACGACCTATCAGACGCAATCTAAAACAAAGCCTCCCCGCGGGAGGCTTTTTTTTATTCACTTACCTTAGACCTTCGGGTTGCCCTAACGATCCCCTCACTGGCACCACCAAAGAAGTAAAAGCCCAGTATTACTGCGCACGGCGTGCCTAGGGTTTCGTTATTAACTTGCCCCACCAGCTTTAATTGCTCGTAAACAAACTTGTATTCAAGCCCAGGACCGTAATAAAAGATACTTGCCAACCAACAGACTGCGACAATTACCCAGATAGCAACGAATGGAATACCGAAGACCAAAGCCAGAAAACGTTGAGCTAATTTGAATGGTTGGTAAGCCTCAAGCAATCTGACTTTTAAGCTTTTCTTTTCAAGCTCATTTTTTGCCTTTTCTTCATCCGTGTAAACGGCTGCATCTATACCGTCATAAATTCCATCAGCAATTTTTGAAACAACCTTTTCAGAACCAAGCAACGCGTCAAAAATACCCATGACCTAATCCACCCTATTTAGCATCCATCCAAACACGAACGTCTCGAAGCTTTCGCGCTTTTCGGCACACACCATATAGTGAACGCCTTGCCATGAGTTCAGGCAACGCAGCAACACAATCTCACCGTCACGCTTTCGCTTGCCAAGATAATCATTCAACGCACGAAGTGACGCAGGACCAACAATTCCATCAGCAGAGATATCTTCATAATCATGCTGCTCACGATTGAGCACATTAAGAGAACGCTGCAGCCATTTAGAAGCACGCCAGTCGCCAGCATTTACACCACTATCAAGAAGCTCGATAGCAATGCTTTGAGATAGCTCTGAAACCTTTTTGTAACCAGTCTCAATCCAGTAATCAGAGAGATACCAATCGAAAGCTGTCTCACGAGGAAAATCTCGCATGTCGCCTTCATAGCCTTTTAGCCGCGCATTTTTTTCTGTCCACCCCCAACAAGTAGGTCCACCGGGATCGTCTGGATTGTCGCTGTACGGTCCCTCTCTATCAATTAGCTCATTAATTATTTGGCTTACACTCTTCATGATGCCCCCTATCGTTATAACCTCTAAGTTGTGCCAACTCTTCCAACTTCAATTGGTACTCAAGATCAGAGAGTCGCTTCTCTCTCTGATTTCTCGATAGGTGAACAAAAATTAAGACACACGATAATATCAAACCTACAATCGTGCCGGTCTCTGTCAGGAGATTGCCCTCACCGACAATATTCACCACGCTGCTAAAGAACGTCGCAGCAGCAACACCAAAAGAAACTTTCAAGTCATGCAATAGGGAGAGTAACCGCTCTAACAC